CAGATGAAGCTTCTTTCTTTGCACCAAAGTAACTTTCTTTAATAGTAGATACTTTTGCTCTGAAATCTTCCTCATTTGTATATTCAACCTCTTCGGCAAGTTTGTTGAATTTCTCCTTAGCAGTATCAGCTAAATCTTCACCCATTTCGCTAACGATTTGAGCTCTTGTTTTCTCTGAATTTGCTTTGTTAAGTTCAACATTCTTTTCGATTTCTTCGTTAAGTTTAGTTTCTAACGATTCAATCTTTGAAGCTTGGTCTTCTAGTACATCATATTTTTCGTCTGGGACTGAAATATAATGTTCTTCAAATAGTTTTTTCAAACCAGAAATAAAATCTTCAGCGATTTCGCCTTTGATTCCTCTTTCTAAAGCCAATTCGTTTTCTTTCATCCACTCTTCCACAACATATGCTAGGTATGAGTCAACTTTTTCTACGAGTTCGCCTTTAGCTTTTTCTGATTCTTCTTTTAATTTTTCTTCGTAACCTGCCATCATTTTTTTCTTTGCTTCTTTAACTTTTGAGTTAACAGCAGCTTCGAAAATAGTAGCAGCTTTCGATTTAAATTCCTCGGACAAATCTTCGTCTTTGACTAAAGCGTCAACATCAGCTGAAACATCAATAGTTTCATCTTCAGTTTCTTCTTTTTTGTAAGAAGCTTTTTTCATCATCATTTCTTCTTTGTCTTTTGGTTCCATTTCAGCTTTTTTCATCTTCATGGCTTTCATAGACATCATTTCTTCTTTATCTTCTTCGTCTTTAGACGCTTCTTTGATTTCTTCGGAACCTTCTTCAACAGTTTCGTCTTGCTCTTCTTTTAGTTTTGGCATTGCGTCAGCAGCACCAGCACTTTTTTGTTGAGCATCGCCTGAAACTGGCTTAACTTTTTTTGTTGCGTCTGGATTAGAGTCTGTAGGTTTTGTTACCGCTGACCCTAAATCTTCCGCCTCATTGCTAAGGTGAGTAGGTTCAGCCGCTACAGCATTCTTTTTCGGAGCGTCAGCTTGTGGGTTAGCACTAGCCTCATTCACTTCTTTTTCCAACGCCTCAATCTTTGTTTCTGTTTCGGCCATTTGAGAAATCTCCTCTTTTTTTAATTAATTAAAAAACCTTTGTTTTTCGTACTAATGATATTTATAAAACTAAAGTTTTTTAAGAAACGATTCAAAGACATTTAGTTTAACTTCTTCTAATTTTCTTCGTTTCGCCTCTCTGATTTGTTGTTTCCAGGCTTCTATATCCCTTTCCACAAGTTTACCATTGTCCCATACCCACTCTTTACTCTCCATAATGCCTTCTACGAAAGCGTCTGGAGCGCTTGGGTCTGCAACAATATCAGCCGCCGTTGCAAGGTAAAAGTCGTCTTTTACATAGTTTGCACCGTTACGCTGAATTATTGACCCCATACCACGACTTGAAACGCCTAGTTGAGCGCCCTCATCTATAAGACCTTTTACAATCTTACCGTATGGTGTGTCCATAATCTTTGCTTCACCTATAAAGTTCTTGCCGTCTGGTGTAAGAGAAGTAATCATATGTGATACTCTCTCTAGGTTGACAGTTGGACCGTCTGGATGACCTAGTTCGCCAAAGGCTCTTTTCTTATTGATGAATTCTCTATTGTATCTTGCCACTTCCTGTTCCAAAACTTGTTTTGGATACACTCTTCCATTTCTATTCTTCAAATCTGATTGAAGAAAGATACCTTTAATTTTATAAGATTTTTTACCGCCGTTATCTTCTACTAGATACTCTGCGTTTTGAATTTCTTCCGATATTAACTTCATATGTTCTCTCTTTGTACTAACTATTTATAAGGTTTTTTACCTAAACTCTACAATAATTGTGTAATTATCACCATCTGCAAAGTTTTTAGTTGATAATAGTACATCTCCTGTTGGTGTTACTGCATTATTAGGTATCTCATTACCACTTGGTCTTAAATCAATATGACCATTTCCCGATAGTAATAATGCTGTTGCATTTGTTTCACCGTCCCATAGTAACTCAACAGCTGATTTACCATTAGCAGTATTAACTGTATACCAAACCTTACTAATTTTTCTATTACCATCTTCGGTCATAAAAGTTAGTTCAGAGGCGTCAACCTTTTTTACTAAAGTTTCACCAGTACCGTCAGATAGATTAGTCAACTTAGCTGTAAATTTTACACCTGAAGTATCTGCTATTGTTTGTGTTGTTACTACATCTGCCATTATTTGTATCCCGCTTCTTTTTGTGTTTCTATTACCAAATTATATTTTTTAACAGTATCATCACTATTTAAAAATATATCACCAATAGGGTCTTGTATTTTTGTTTCATCTGGTTTTAAACCCCAATTGCCTCTACCAGATATTTCTACTTTTTTATCAGTATCATTTTTAAAGTAAACTGTTAATTTACCTGTGCCTAATATTTCGTACTGCATATTTGCAATAGAAACTTTTGGTTCACTACTTGCATTATTACTACCAACTACATCAACTAGTTTCTGTTGAAACTCACCACCAATACCATTTGAGTTTACAATAATTTTTAAGGTATCGTCTACCAATTTGGTGGTTGATATAGTCATAATTAATTAACTTCTTGGTGAACCAACAGCACTAGCATGACCATCTGCTATTGTAATAGTATCAGTTGGTGCTTTTTCAATTATAATAGTGTCGCCAGCAGCGTGTAGGTAAATGTTACCTAATGTAGTTCCGCCAGATTCTTTTACTATTACAGATTGAGCGCCACCTGTAGCTACACAATGAACAAAATGAGCACCACCAATGTTGTTAGCACTAGGGTTGTTTATAAATTCTCCCTTAGCTATTACAGTTGTTGCCATTTTTATTCTCCTAATTGTTCTTCTATTTCGTTATCAAAATAGTCATTAAAAAATTTAGTATTAATATTATATTTTTCGGCGACCTTATCTACGGCACCCTCAAAAGTATTAATTATATCGTCTGTATTATCTTTGATACTTTCAAAGATTTCTTTTACTGCGTCTTTCATCTTAGGACTTAAAGACTTAAAAGAATCCGAGTCGATATATAAATCTCTTTCAACTATATTACTTAACTTCAGTTTCGACATCTGTTGCTGGCGCCTCTGGTTGTGTTAAGTCTATTTCAGCTTGACCATCATTTTGTTGTGCTGTTGTTTGTACTTGACCATCTTGTGTAAAAGTACCTACATCAGCGATTTCTGGTTTAGGGTCGCTATGTGGTTCTGCAATTGCTTCACCTGTCTTATTAAAAAGACTAGCCGCTAACTCTTGTCGTCTAGCGTCTAAAGCGTCTCCCATTTTATCTCTTAATGCGTTTTTAAAAGCCTCGCCTGCGTCTGCATTTTGACCAGCTTCTAAATTATCTATAAATGCTTTTGTATGCTCTGACATATTTTATCTCCTAAATTGTATCTGAAACATCAGCTGTTGGAGCAGATATGATACCATCATCAATTTCTTTCTTGATTTGATTATCAATTTCTTCTATCTCTCTTGCGTTTTGTTTCAAGATGTTTTTTCTCACATAATCAACTGAATAAAATTTACCAATGTAATCACGCATTTCATTTGCCAATTGTAATCGCTCTCTCATTAGCTCGGTGTTTTTTAGTTCAGCAAAGTGACCATCTTGTAAGAAGTCGTATGTAATACTATCTCTTACTGATTGCCAATCTTCTTCGTTTATAATACCTTTAAGAATTAATTGTGTTCTTAAAATATCATTAAACAATTCTGTAAATTTCTTTCTTAATCTTTGTACAAACTTTGTAAATTTAAGTTCATCTCTAGTAATCTCACTAGAACGGCCAAGATTAAAACCTGAAGTTGACTCTAATCTACTTACAGGTACATTTAAACTTCGATATAATTTACTTCTAAAGTATTCTATATCGGCAATTTCTCCAAGATTTTGACCGCCAGGCAGAGTTGAAATATCAGTACCTCTTCCACCCTCTCTACTTGGTAACCAAAAATCTTCCAACATTGACATATAGTTTCTGTCATCTCTGATTTCTCCTGTTGAGGCGTCATAGACAAGTTTGTTTCTGTATCTTGCCATAACATCTCGCAAATATTGTTCCGCTTTTTGTTTTGGTAAGTTACCTACATCAATCTTAAATATTCTTCTTTCTGGTGCCCTTGCAATTCTGTAAATAACAGTTGCGTCTTCAATCAT